TACTTTAAGTGAAGAAATGAGCGGATTCAAAGAAATCATAAAGCCGGGAGCCTTTGCAAATTCTTTGGGAGAAGGTAGGAGTATAAAAGCATTTTGGAATCACAATACTGATTTTCCAATAGCTTCTACTGACAGTGGAACATTAAAATTATTAGAAGATGAACAGGGTTTAAGATTTGAAATGACACCAATAGAAACTAGTATTGGAAAGGATGTAATTGAGTCTGTTAGAAAGGGTGTTTGTAAAGCAGTATCATTTGGTTTCAAGAAAATAAAAGATTCTTGGGATTTTTCAGATCCACATTTGGCAATTAGAACGCTTGAAGAAGTAAAACTATATGAAATTTCACCTGTTCCAGCTGGTCAATATAATTCAACTTCGATTTCAGTAAGAAGTTTAAGGGAAGAATTTGAAAAACCTAAAGAACTAGATTATCAAATGAAAAATCTAGAATACAAGATGGAACGTTTAGCAAAAAGATATAAATAAATACTTAAAAATAGACACTTTATGGTGTTTTTTTTATATATAAAAATCTAAAATATTTGGAGGTTACAAAATGTCAAAAGCATTAGAAATTTTAGAACTTAGAAACCAGGTTGCAAAACTTGTTACTGAAGTTAGAAATACCATGGAATTTGCAAAAACTGAAAAAAGGGACATTGGAGCAGAAGAAAGAACAAAAATTGAGAACTTGGAAACTGAAATTGACAAATTAGATTCAAGAATCGAACTTGAAGAAAGACAGTTAAACAGAGAAAGAAAAATCGAAGGTACCACAAAAGAAATTATACCAGGTAAAAGCGACAAAGATGATGAAGTAAGAAAGTTAAAAGATTCAAAAGAGTATAGAAGTGCTTTTGAAAAATTTATTACTCAGGGTAAGGATGCGGTTTATACCTCGGATGAAACAAGAGCAATGCAGCTAGATAATGCATTAACAGGTGGTGCTTTTGCAAGTCCAACATCATATGTTAATGAATTGATAAAAGATATTGATAATGCAACTGTAATTCGTGGACTTGCTAGAGTGTTTAATGTTGGCTTGGGTCAAACCATGGGAGCACCTTCCCTTGATAATGATGTAGATGATGCTGATTGGACAGCAGAAATTCAAGCAGCGTCAGAAACAGCAGATATTAAGTTTGGTGAAAGAGAGTTAACACCTCATCAACTTTCAAAACTTGTAAAACTTTCCAACAAACTTATAGCTGGAGGAACTCAATCTGTAGAGGCACTTGTAAGAGAAAGATTAGCTTACAAATTTGGTATAACTCAGGAAAAAACATTTATGAGTGGTACAGGGGCAAATCAGCCACTGGGACTTTTTACAGCTTCACCACTTGGAATATCTACAAGTTATGATATTTCAACTGACAATACAACTACTGCTATTACTGGAAATGGTCTAATGGAAGCACTTTATGATTTAAAAGAAGGATATCAAAAAAATGCAACATTCTTATTTCATAGATTGGCAGTAAAACAAATCAGAAAATTAAAAGATTCTAATGGTCAATATCTATGGCAACCAGCATTAACAGGTGGTAATCCAAATACAATTTTGGACAAACCTTATGTAACAAGTGAATATGTTCCAAATACTTTTACAACTGGATTGTATGTTGGGTTAGTTGGTGATTTCAAATACTATTGGATTTGTGATGCTCAAGGAGTGTTAATCCAAGTACTTAAAGAACTATATAGCCTTACAAATCAAACTGGTTATATTGCTCGTGCATGGGTTGATGGTATGCCAGTCTTAGGAAGTGCATTTAGAAGAATAAAATTAGGCTAATAGGGGGAAAAAACAACATGGATAATACAATTTTAAATTCTGTAAAGACAACAAGAGTTATGAATGCAGTGGCAGCTGGGACAACATTGCAAACTGGTACAACTTTGGACATGCAAGGTTTTGAAGGTGTAATGTTTACTGCATTATTTGGAACGCTCACAGCAAGTGCCGTAACTGGCATAAAAGTACAACAAGGATCAGCTTCAGACATGTCAGATGCAGCAGACTTATTAGGAAGTGCTTTGGCTATACCAGAAGCAGACAATAATAAAATGCTTATAACTGAAATTTACAAGCCTACTAAACGTTATGTAAGATGCTTAGTAACACGTGGGACTGCAAATGCTGTTATAGATGGAGTTATTGCTCAACAGTTTGGAGCAAGAGTTGAACCACCAGTTAATGGAACAACTGTTTCAGGCTCTGAGTATTCAATCAGTCCAGCAGAAGGTACTGCATAATATGTTATTTGAATTCTAGTATTTAACGGATTTTATTTGCAAGAAAAGAGATGTAGCAATTAATAAATAATAGCAACATCTCTTTATAATAATTATATTTAGGGGGGATACCCCCTAAAGGAGGTTACAATGCAAGATATAAACTCGATGAGTGCGCAAAGTGGGAGATTTTTAAATGAGCAAAGCGAAGCAAAAAATATAATCGAACCTGTAACAGGTTCAATAAAAACAATTAGCAATGACCATGCATCAATATATAAAGGTGAAGGGTTTAGTGTAAGCGGAACTTTTATAAATGTTCCTAATGGTTCGACAGCAAACTATGCCTTTAAAACTCCCAGCGTAGCAAGTGGAAAGGTAATTCGTTTAAAACAAAAAGAATTTTTCACAGCTGGCAATAAATTAACGATTGATCTACATGAAGCGCCTAATACAGATCCATCTTCTGGCTCAGCGCTTATTGCGTATAATCATAATAGAATGATGGATACAGCTGTAACAGCTATGCAATCTTTGAAACTATCGGCAACTATTGTTCTAAGTGGAACTGCAAGATTAGAAAATTTATTAACAGGATATCAGTCTGCAATAAGGTCTAGTGGTCTAGAAAGAATTTTAAAACCTGATACATGGTATATAAGGGTGCTTACAAATGGAACTGGCGCAGCAGCTGATATAAATTTCTTTGAATTTTGGTATGAGGAAGATGCAGTATAAGTAAATCTATACTGAACATAACTTTAGTATGGATATTTTTAGAAAGGTGGTGTGAAAGTGAAAAAAAGAAAAATAACAAGTGTAGGTCAACCACTGCTTACACCTGACGGCAAAGCATTATCGAATTTGAGAGTGTCTTTTGTTTTAGTAGATGCAAATTCAAGACCTATAGATGTTTTTGATTCACAAACAGGCGAACATATATGCGGTAGGGTCGAGGTTCTGACTGATTCTAATGGAGAATTTGAAGTTGAATTATTTCCTACTACCTACGCCAATGTTCAATGTTATTATTTTGTTCATATACATAGTAATTATATAAGCGATTTTAAGTCTACGTTATTAGCAGGAGCGGGGTCTATTAGTTTTTATCTATTTAGAACAACAGGATTGGAGGCGAGTGAAGTGGAAGTAAGTCAAATACAAGCATATTTAGACAGTTTTCTTGACACGTTAATTGCAGATAGTGCAACATCATCTACAAGTACATGGTCAAGTCAAAAAATAGTTGATACTTTGGCTCTTATAGAGACTGGAGGAACTGGGTTATCTGCTTATGAAATAGCTGTAAATAATGGATTTTCAGGCACGGAACAGCAATGGTTAGCAAGTTTAGTTGGCGCACAAGGAATACAAGGTTTAAAAGGAAACACTGGAGATAGTGGTACTGGTGGTACTGGATTAGATGTTAATGACATAGGATACGATATAATAATGATTGCTGGACAGTCCAATGCAGTTGGATGGGAAGCATCAATAGATTTTAATTATGATTATACAGACCCTAGAATATTACAATTTCCTAACGGCGGAGCATATGACCAAAAAATTATTTTAGCAGCTAATCCACTTAAACATAACACCGTAGATAATAGAAATGATTCGGTTGGTTTTGGTTTAGGATTTGCTAAATTATACCTAGAGACACTACCATTGAATAGAAAAATAATTATAGTACCTTGTGCGTATGGTGGCACAGGATATAGTGATAGTAAATGGAGAGTTGGGGATAGCTACTATAATAATGCAGTTGCAAAAGTTAACGCTGTAATTTCTTTAAATTCAAACAATAGAATTGCCGCCATATTATGGCATCAAGGTGAAGCTGATTGTTTTACTAATATGACAGGCGCTAATTATCAAATTTATCTAGATGCTATGATTGCGGGATTCAGAAATACAATTACAGGAGCTAGTGATTGCCCATTTATATTAGGAGGTATGGTTCCTGAATGGTCAACTGGTACGCATTTACAAATTAGAAGCGTACATTCTGATACGCCTAACAGGAATTATTATTGTGCCTTTACAGAAGGTCCATCAAATGCAAATAATGGGATACACTATACAGCTAGTGGACAAAGATTAATGTCTACATTAATGTATTCTGCATACCAACAAGCACTTATAAATATTCCAGCAACTACAATACCATCTCAAGTTATAAGTTTAGTTTCAACTTCAACAACAAATTCATCTGTATCTTTATCGTGGGCACCTAGTCTAGGCTCTACAAATTATCTTGTAGAGTATAAATTAGCATCCGAACCAAGTACATGGTCGGTATTCAACCATGCAGCTAGTTCAAGTTCATCTATAATTGTAACTGGTCTAACTCAAGATGCATCTTACAATTTTAGAGTTAGTGGAGTAAATGCAGCGGGTACAGGGATAGCGTCAACTACAATAACAGCAACTGCCGAAACAGTAATAATACCACTTACTGGAATTGGCAATATAAGTGGAACAGCTCAAATAGGACTACAATTAACAGCTGGAGCATTAACTCCAAGTGGTGCTACAGCTAGCTATCAGTGGAAAATTTGTGATACCGTAGGCGGTACTTATACAAACATTAATGGTGCTACAAGTAATCAATACACTCTAATCTCTGGAGATTTAGGAAAATATATAAAAGTTGTAGCAACTGGCACAGGAAGTTATAGTGGAGTAGTAACAAGTACTTCTACATCTCAAGTAACAACGATACCACTTACACCAATTACAGCAATTGGAAATATAAGCGGATTAACACAAGTTAATTCACAGTTAACAGCAGGAGCATTAACTCCAAGTAATGCTACAGTAAGTTATCAGTGGCAAATAAGTAATACAGCAGGCGGTACTTATATAGATATTAGTGGTGCTACAAGTAATACTTATACTCCAGTTATAGGAGATTTAGGCAAGTATATAAAAATTGTGGCAACTGGTACAGGAAGTTATACTGGAACTGTAGCAAGCAATGCAACATCTGCAATTGTTGAAGAAGGCACTATTTTGCCCACTCCTTATTGGAATATAAAATCTAGCATTGGTGTTACTGTTGATGGTAGCAATAAAATAAGCGCTGTAGCAGACCAAAGTGGGAATAGCAGAAATTTAACTGAAGCATTTACAGTTGCACAGCCTATACTTGTTAATTTTGGATTGTTGACGGTTATACAATTTGAAAAAGCACTAAGTAGATTAACAGGTACATTCCCTACGGGTACAAGCTATACAAAAAATCTTTTAGTATATTTTGATGATTTAGTTGGCTCAGGAAATTTAATGAGTAGTAATACTTTTACTGGAGCTTCGGCTTTGTGGAGAGCATCATCAAATAACGCTTATATCAACGCTGGGCATACGGGGCCATATACTCAAGCTAATGCAAATGGTCACGCTTTAGTTGCAGGGAATTGGTACATGATAACGGCTATGTACAATAATACATCTGGTGAATTAACACTCTATAGCAAGGGTGTAAATATAGCCACTGCCAACTCTGTTCCAGCAGCGACTGCTACAGGCATACAAATAAACCGCTTTGAAAATTTGGAGGATAGCGGAAATAATATGAAATTGCTTGAAGCTGGAGTATGGAATCAGACGTTAACATCACAGCAATTGATAAATGAGGCTTTAAGACTTGAAACATTATACAACATTACAATACATGCATAAAATCCCAACTAAATAAACTTTTCCTTTGAAATTAAAGAAGAAAAAATCTTTTGTTTACAAAATATAGTTGATTGCTACCGAGCAATAAGGTATAATTTAATTATAGTAAATATAAGGAGGTATTTTACTTTGTCTAAATTTTCACCAAGGAAAACAGGTAAGACGGGAAAATTACAGAAGAGATATATTTCAACTTATGATGCCAATATTCCTGCAAGTAAATTAAAAGATGCAGGCTTTATACAGGATGATGGAACAATTCTTGAATATGTGGCAAGAGTAGAACCAAGAAAGATAATATTAGAACCAAAAGAAGATTTATTTAAGAAAGACTAGAGATAAAGGCAGGTTAAAATCCTGCCTAAGCACTTGTAGTTTTAAGTTTTAAAAGGGGAGTATGCAGTGGCTAAAGTTGTAAAAAGCCCAAGAATACTGCTACGTAGCACAGAAAAAATCGCAAAAATTAATTCTGAAACATTAAAAATTTACAGCAAATACAAAATTGATATGACTATCAGGGAATTATCAGGTGGGACTATTGATGGATATGAGGGTGACTTATACTCATGGTTTATTTTCGTATCTGAAAATCAGAGCAATAAAAACCTAACAGAAATAGATGAGGATGATATCACCGAATTTGTTTATTATTGCAAGACTGGTGGAAATAACTCTAGAAGAATGAAAAGGAGAATTGCTTCATTATCAGCGTTCTATAAGTTTTTGAGAAAAAAGAAAATTGTAAAAGAAAATCCTCTTGAGTTTATTGAATCCCCAAAGCGTGATAATGACGTAGTTATACAAACATTCCTTACTGAAAATCAAGTGCAGATAATGAAAAATAAACTTAAAGAGAATGGTAACCTACAAATTGAAGTATATGCTCTACTCTCATTATCTACTATGGCACGGGTTAATGCAGTATGCAATATAGCATGGAAGCAAATAGACTTTGAAACACGTACTATAAACGATGTGTTAGAAAAAGAAAGTAAGATAGTAAGTCTATTTTTTAATAGTGAAGTTAGAGATTTATTATTAAACCTTCAAAAGTATAGAAGTCTTAATAGTATAGATGATAAAGGCTGGGTATTCTGTACATTCTATAGACAGCAATATAGCAAGGCTCGTAAGGGCACGTTGCAAGACTGGTCAAAGCGAATAGGTATAATGATTAATATACCTTCATTACATGCGCATGATTTTAGACATTCAATGGCTCAAATATTAAAGCTTAAGGGTATGCCCATAGAGGTTATCAGTGAACTACTTAATCATATCAATATAGATACAACTAGGAGGTTTTATCTCCGGCAAGATAAAGGAAAAATGATTCAAGAAAAAGACAAATATGAAATGTAACAAATGTAAATAAGGAGGTGATCATATCCTAAATTCAAATGCGCTTACATCATTATATAATGTTAGTAAGTTCAATATTATAGCAGATGACATTATGCTGGAAATACTAATTAATGCGGCTTCAAATGCTATAGAAACCTATTGTAGAAGGACTTTTAAAACAAATACCTATACAGACATAAAAGATGGTTCAGGTAATACAAAACTGATTCTTAAAAATTATCCTATAAAGTCTATAATATCATTAAAAATTTATGATAGCTTAGTTACAGATTTTACTTTTGAAGGTGACAATGGAATAATTTTTAGAAAAAGTGGCTGGCCATTGGATGAAAAAAACATAGAAATAAACTATACATCAGGTTATGATGCAATACCTGATGATATAGAATTAGCTTGTATATATCTTATAAAGTCTTTATTGAATGAAGAACAAAACAAGCAATCTGAAAGAATCGGGGATTATAGTGTTACCTATGTAGTTACAGAAAGTAATATGCCACGAGTATGTAAATCTCTTTTAGATCCATATAGGGGTGATATAATATGATTTCAAATTTAGGCAATATATGTAATATATTTCGAAATGTTGAAACAATAGATCAGTATAAATCCTCTAGTTTTTCTACTGTAAATATTGGGACTTATCCTTGTAGAGTATCAAAAAAACATTTAACAGCTAAACAAGATTCTCCAGCTACTATTTCAGATGTACAATATTATTTGTATTTTAATCCTGGTGTTAATGTCAAACTTGGAGATATAGCACAAGTTGACGGCATAAAATATAGATGTGCAGAACCTTATATTGCAAGGGCTGGATTTAGCGTTCATCATATTGAAGTTGAAGTTTACATCGAAGAAAAGGAGGCTTAATACTATGCCTCAAGGCTTCGAAGTAATAGGTTTGCAACAATTTCAAAGAAATTTGACTAAAGTTTTAGCTGAAAATCCAAGGAAATTTAAAGAATTAATGTTTGATTTAGGAACTTCTGGCTTAAATAATGCAGCATCATCTGTACCAAGAAAAAAAGGACACCTTAAAGATTCTTATTTAAAAAACTATTCATATAAAGGAAAACAGCAATGGTTTATGAATTTAACTTCATCTGACATGGTAGAGTATGGTACCAAAGTTTTCTATGCTTCCATGGTAGAAAATGGACATGACATTGTATTAATAAAAAGATTTAAAGGCAAAGATAAAAAAGGTAGGTCTAGAACTAGGAGGAAAAAAATAAAAGTAGGTTATGTCACAGGGAAAAAATATTTCTCAAAGTCATTACCCAAAACTAATTCTGACATTCCAGACCTTATTAATAACTTTTTACGTAGGCTAGGGATGGGGGCTGGATTTGATGTTACAACGTAGCTTAGAATCACTTCAAAATATTTTATCAACAAATTTTCCTGACATAGAAAGAATATATGTTAATAATGTGCCTGAAGACTTTGTAAGACCATCATTTTTTATAGTTGTAGTTACTTTGAAAACAGAGCAACTTACAAAAATTATAAAAAATGTTTTGGCTAGCTTAAGAATATATTATTTTGGTCCTATGGATGATAATAACAACACGAATTTAAAAGAAGATTATAGTGTAATGAATACATTGTCAAACTTATTGGCTTTGCCTGGACATATTACTGCTCCAGATGGAACAGTTTTAATTGTAAATGATATAACAACTGGCATAGATAATGGAGATATTGTTTGTAATGTTTCTTTAGAGGCACAAATTACAAATGAAATAATTGATAACAATGAAACAATGCAAGATATAATAATAAAACAAATTTAGGAGGGCTAAAAAATGGGTTTACCTTCAATTAATATTACGTTTCAAAGTGCAGCACAAACAGCTTCAAAACGAGGTCAAGAAGGTGTAGTGGTTCTTATATTTAAAGATGCTTCCGTTGCATCCGGTCTAACAGAGCATATAATGACTAATGTTACTGAAATTCCAGAAGCTTTGTCGGCTACAAATAAGCAATATATTACTGATGCTTTTCTAGGTAATCCAATGACAGTAAGAGCAGTTTGTATTCCTTCTGCAGCTGCAAACTATACAACAGCTTTAGACTATATTGAAACAATAAAATGCAATATAGTTACCATACCAGGTATTTCAAATGGAGATGTTGCAGCTATTGTAACGTGGGGAAAAGCAGTTAGAGATAGTAAAGAAAGAAAAATATTAACAATTGTGCCAAATGCTACAACTCCTGACCACGAAGGTATAATCAACTTTTGCACTGATGGAATTAAAGTAGGCGCTACTACATATACTGCATCTCAATATAGTGCTAGGTTAGCTGGTATTATTGCAGGATTACCGTTAACGGTAGCACCCACTTACAGCATATTATCTGAAGTAACTGATCTGACAACTAAGCAAACAAAAGCTCAGGCTGGAGCTGATGTAGATTTAGGTAAAATAATTTTGTACCACGATGGCGAAAAAGTTAAAATTGCTCGAGGAGTAACTTCTTTGACAACACTGACTGGAAAACTTGCTAGTTATAAGAAAATTAAAATAATTAGAATTTTGGATTTAATATATTTAGATATTAAAAAGAATATAGAAGATAATTATGTTGGTCAAGTTTCTAATAATTATATGAATAAATTGCTTTTGATTAATGCAATCAATTCATATTTAGAAGGTCTAGAAAATGAAGGATTGTTAGATAACGGTAAAAACTTATGTGAAATTGACATAGCAGCAACTAGAACATATCTAACATCAATAGGAGTTAGCGCAAATAGTCTTTCTGATCAACAAATAAAAGAATATAATACGCAAGATAAAGTTTACCTAAAAGCTACAGTTGTACCACTTGATGCAATTGAAGAGATTACACTCGTAATAAATTTATAAGAAGGGGGATTTTAAAATGTCATTAGACGCAAATAGAATTATATCAGGCACATTTGGTGAAGTTTGGCTTGATGGTGATAAGCTTGCAGAATGTATGGGGATGGAAGCTAAAGTTGAAGTCGAGAAGGAAGAAATTCCGATATGTGGTAAATTAGGCGTAGATAGTAAAGTTATAGGATTTAAAGGTACAGGCTCTATTAAACTGTACAAAGTAAATTCAAGACTAGCAATTAAACTGTCTGACGCTATCAAAGCTGGACAAAATCCAAAATTTCAAATTTTAAGCGCTTTAAATGATCCAGCCTCACACGGAGCAGAAAGAGTAGTAGTTAAAGATGCATCATTCAACGATTTAACACTTGCTAACTGGGAAGTAAAAAACAAAGGTGAAATAGAAGCACCTTTTACTTTTACGGACTGGGCTTATCTAGATACTATAACACCACAATAAAAAAGAGGGGTTTTTATGAACAATAATATATTAGATATGCTTTTAAAGGCTGATATTACAAAAATTATTAAGCCTACAAGACAATTAGAAATAAATAGACTATCTGAAAATCTAGGTTTTCAGGTAGTTTTCACTATTGAAGGATTGACAGCCTCTGAAAATGAAGAAATTCAGGAATTTGCTATAAATGTTACAAAACGTGGAGATGTAGAAGATTTTGATTTAGGAGAAGTTCAAATAATGACAGTCCTAAAAGGCGTAAAAGAGCCAAATTTTAAAGATAAATCTTTATGTGAAAAATTTGGAGCTGTAACCCCTAAAGAACTTATCCAAAAAATGTTGTTACCAGGCGAAGTATCAAAACTTTATCAAGAAATCAGTGATTTAGCAGGATATGGAGAAAAGGCAGTTACAGAAATAAAAAACTAATTGAGAAGGACGGATTTACTAGAATGATGTTCTATTACTGGACTCATAAATGTATCCGTCCTTCTGTTTTTTACAATATGCCTGAGGGTGAAAGACTTGTAATTATGGCGTTTTATGAAGAAGAATTGAAAAATAAAAGCCATAGCGGATGTCCTTTAATGTAAGGAGGCGAAAAGCTTGAAATTAACTGGTGTTATTACTTTACGTGATAATTATTCAACGGTATTAAGAAATATTGCAAGGCAAAATAATACTTTTATGAGGGATGTACAAAGAAGATCAGCTGCTATGCAAAGACAAGCCAGAATAAGATTTAGCGCTCAAATGGCAAATCCTACTGGAGTATATAGAGCTATTTCTGCTATACAAAGACGAATTGCTCCTTTGCGCCGTATTGCTGTAAATTTTATTGCTAGAAATATGAATACATTGGCAAATTTACAAACAATAGGCAGAACTGTATTTAAGCCAGTTGTAATGCTAAGAGATTTAGCTACACCTGTAATAAATAAAATTCGAGGTGCTTTTAATGGTCTTAAAAATATTTCAATGGCAATTGGAGGAGCTGTTGGTGTTGGAATTGCAGGTATTGGTTCAGCAGCGTATCTTTTATCAAAACCATTACAAATTGCAGGAACAATGGAACAAAACAAGATGGCAATGTCATCTTTAATGAAAAGTGGACCTGCAGGAGATAAAATAATGGAAGATTTAAAAAAGTTTTCAATTCAAACTCCATTCGAAATGCCTGATTTAGTAAAGAATACTAGGTTTGCTATGGCGATGGGGTTTAACCGCGATGATATTTTATCAAATGATCTTAATTCAGGCTTAATGGTTGACGTTGGTAATGCAGCATCTGGTTTAGGCATAGGTGGTGATGGAATTGAAAATATTATAAGGGCTCTTGGGCAAATGAAAGCTAAAACAAAAGTATCAGCTCAGGAAATGAATCAATTAGCCGAAAATGGAATTGGTGCATGGAAATATGTTGCCGATGCAATTGGACTGACAGTAGCTGAAACTATGAAGTTAGGGGAAGATGGACTGCTCCCAGCTGAAAAATCCATAGCAGCAATTAGAAAAGGCTTACAAGGAGATTTTGGTGGAATGATGGCAAAACAATCAAAAACTTTGTTAGGGCTTTGGTCTACTACTAAAGATTTTTTCAATGTATCTATACTGTACAGTTTCGGAGAAGGTATAAGAAAAGCTATACTTCCTAATTTTGAAAAATTTGTTAAAACTATTTTTATGAATGAAAAAGCTATGAATAGTCTAGAGGGTAGTTTAGAAAAAATGGGAAACAAGATAGGAAGTTTCTTGAAGGATAAATTTGAAATAGCCTATAAATATTTTCAAGACCTTTCTAAGAAAGGTTTAACTTTGGGAGGAGCAATATCACAAATGTTTAGCGATGCACTTATCGCTCTTAATAATTGGGTTAACAGCGATAATGGACAAAAATTGCTAGGTGATATTGTAGCATCTATGGTTATATTTTTGGATAAAATCACACCAGTATTTATAGAAGTTGGTGTTGGCATAGGAAAAGGCATTTTAACTGGTGTGGGTAATGGAATAAGTGAAGGGATAGACGCAGCAATTAAAAATAATAAAGATGGAATTTTAAATTCGGGAAGACGTTGGGTAGATAAATATCTTCCGGGACTCACTGAACTTATGGGAATGGATCAATCTATGTATAATCAAGCAAAACCTAATTCAGCTGGACTTTCATATGCACCTATGAATAATTACACGGATAAATTACATAGCGGTGAACGTGTATTAACTGCATCACAGAATAAAGCAGGTGCTAATGGTAGTGGACTAGTTATTACAATACCAAAGTTAGCGGATACTATAAACGCTAGTTCGACTGGTGATGTAGATAATATGTTGGCATTATTAGAAAATAGATTAATTTCTATAGCTGCTAACATGTAATATGGAGGGTGATTAGTTTGCAGTTTTGGCTTACATTTAATAATTATGAAGAGAAAATTCAATTGCCTGTTAACCCTTCAGAATTTTCAATTAAGACTGGTAAAAAGAATAATGTTGTTGATATCGTTGAACTAGGAGAAATTAATATAATAGGAGGTAATACTCTTACTGAAATAACAATTTCATCATTTTTCCCTAAAGTCTACGCCTCGTATATGAATTTTAAAACCGTATACGAGCCTTACGATATGATAAATAAGCTTTTATCTTGGAAAGATTCAGGGAAACCCATCAGACTAATTGTAACAGAAACAAATATTAATTTACCTTGCTCTATTGAATCTCTAGAATATGGCGAAAAAGGTGGTAGCAGAGATGTTTCATTTACTTTAGGACTGAAAGAGTATAGGTTTATAACTGTGAAAAAAGTAGATGAAGAAGTTCAGGAAAGACCAAATACACGATCTATATCTGGGAATTACACAATAAAAGATGGTGATACTATTTATTCTATTGCTAAAAAAGTAACTGGCAATGGTTCAAATTGGAACAAAATTTATTCAGATAACTTAGAAATTATAGGTCCAGATTTTAATATTCTTGTAGCTGGTGTTAGGCTGGTGATATCAGTATGAGTTATAAACTAATAAATATTCGCAAAGATGGCAGTAAATATGATTTAAGTCAAATTTATTCGTCAATTAAATGGACAGGCGACATTAATCAAGCTTCACGTAGTTTAGACGTGGAGCTTCTTTTTTGCGATAATGATTTATTGCCTGATTATATTGTTGAGCTTGGTTCTATGATTATTTTATACAGCTCTGATGTTGAATTATTTAGAGGATTAGTATTTGAAACAAATAGAGGTCATACAGGTAGTGTAAATATAAAATCATACGACCATATGATTTATTTATTAAAATCTGAGGCTACTAAAATTTATAATGGATTAACAGCAAGTTCTATGATACGAGCTCTTTGTTTAGAATTTGGTGTGCCTGTTGGGAATATTGCAGAAACTGGAATAACAATGAATAGAATTTATAGGAATAAATCCATATTTGACATGTGTATTTCTTCATTGACCGAAACATCTATAAGAACTGGAAAAAATTATTTTATGCAAATGTCGCAAGGTAAACTAAATGTAATACAGAAAGACCCTGAAAAAGCTACTTGGATTATAGAATCTGGAACTAATCTCTCAAGTGCATCATTTATAGAGAGCATAGAAGATATGAAAAATAAAATCGTAATAATTGGAGAAAAAGATGAAATTATTGCAACTGTTCAAGATAATGCATTAATATCTAGTTTTGGTATTTTTCAAGAAATTTCGAACGAATCTGCAAATACATTAGCTGAAGCTCAACTAATTGCATCGGAATTGCTAGACCAAAAAGGCGTAGTAAAAAGAGAACTAGATATTATAGCTTTAGGAATAGATCAAGTGATAGCTGGAGAAGCAATAGTATATCGTGATGAATTCTTGGGATTTGAAGGGACTTTTTATGTAGAGAAAGATTCACATGATATACAAAATAATAATCACACTATGAATTTAACATTAAAATTAACTGATGAAGTAGCTGTTAAGTATCTAAAACAACCAAACAAAAAAAGTGGTAAGAAGAAAAAAGGATCTAATTTGTCCTGGTCTGTTTAGGGGGCTAACAACAGTTAGGAAAAATTTATAAAAACATGATATGAGTTATAAGAAATTAACAACTTTAAAATATAAAAAGAAAGGTGGTGAAGCCGTTATTGCGATTTGTAAGGCTCTGATATATAATAAGTCTATGCTCTTTGACAAGTAGATATAAATGGTTGCACCAGTAAACAACAAGCCTCTGGTGCGTAAAATATCTAGGGAATAAAAACAATAGATAGAAAATCACTTAAACGATACTATCTATATGTACCGTGAGTTACACGGGAATTTAAGCCTCTGGAGTGTTATATCAAACGAAAGTAGCATATGCCAAATCGGACACGATGAATGAGGAAGAAAACATAGACTTTTTATAGAGTTTTATAAGTTTTTCGTAACGGTAAAAATATGTATGGTAGTAAACTAGTGAATTTAATGAAAGATTTGGCAAACAAAGCTTCTACGGGTGGTTTTGAAATTGCAACCGTATTAGCTCCTATGCCAGATATAAAAATTAAAATTGATAATACAGATATTATTCTAAATAAAACGTTTTTATTTATCGCTGAATCACTGTTAGATCATACCAGAAAAGCTGATGGAGATATTAATATTTCTAGTAGTTCTTTATCTTCAGGGGGAGATCCTAGTCATAATCATAGCATTAATTCATTTTCTATAGCAAACCAAAGCTTTAACTATAAATCTAATTTGGATATAAATGACAAAATTATAATTTCGCCTATCTTTGGAGGTCAAAAATTTTTAATTTTAGATAAGGTGGTGGATTTAAATGAGTAGTTTATTTCCTGATATTTCAAATACAGTTGATGTTAATATATATAATTCGGTTACAAGTTATGGTAAAGAGACAGACTTGACTTTAGTAGACGGTGAACCTCAGATTTTTGAAGGAATTGAAGCCTTAAAACTTTGGATAACTAAATCATTAAAAACTGAGAGATATCGTTGGTTAGCTTATTCTTGGAATTATGGTTCTGAATTTGAATCTATTGTAGGGGCACAAATAACAGATAATGTTAAGCAAAAAGAAATAAATAGATTGATAAGAGAAGCTCTTATTTTTGATAATCGCATAAAAGATATTTCAAATTTTAAAATAACTCAAGATGATGATGTAATAAATGTTACATTCGATGTTTTAACTGCTTTGGGAGACAATATTCAAATTGAAATTGGATGGTGATAAGATGTTTGAAACTCAAACTGAAGCTGTAATAAAAGCAAGACTTTTAGCTGCATCTAACAGTCAGCTAAATAAAAACGAAGGCGGATTTCTTTTTGATGCAATATCCCCTGCTTCTATAGAGCTAGCCCTAGCTTATATTGAATTAGATCGTGTCTTAAATATTGCGTTTGCTCAGTCTACATATGGCAATTATCTAGATATGAGAGCGGCAGAACATGGCGTTGTAAGATTGGATGCTACAAAATCAGTTGGACAAATAACTGTTACTGGAGCCAATGGAACTCTTGTTCTCGAAGGGTCTATTTTTTCTACAAATGCAGGTGTTCAATTTATAAC